TGCTGGCACGATGGAGCCTGGACGGGTGCTTGACCCAAATAAGTTTGGAGCGGAGTATTTTGGGGGACAGACTATGGCTGATGTGTTACCTGTAGCGGCAGATACCGGAGGATCGAGGGCTAGCTTCGGCCTTGGCGGTTTGGATACAGGACTCTCAAAGAAGGACTTTACAGACTGGTGGAATAAAAATGTGAACGTAAACTGGGATCGGTTTAGATATTAGGAGGTAATTAATTATGGCTAATGGATATGGCGCATTCGGAGATTTCTATACCGATGTTTTGGAGACAGAGCCTCAGATGGCTTACATGGGCGCAGTTTCAAGGCAAGCAGCTCCTTCATCTTATACGGCTCCAATGCAACGACGAGCGCAAGATTACTTAAGGAATCAGTACTCGAATGTTTATAACGAATATTTGGGACGCAGAGGACAAGAAATTAGTCAGCGTAAAGACCCTTCTAAGTGGACTACGTTCTCTGATTTCTTGGAAGAAACTCCTTTTACTCAGCGATACTCTCAGTTATCTCCTTATCAAAGAGGCGTATCTACCAGTAGGTTTGCGCCTAGCACGAGGCGAATCTTCTTCTAATGACTAATCAGCAGTTTCCTCCATTACAGGAGCCAGAGCCAGAGCCAGGTATCTGGGATCGGTTTCTTCCTGCGTTAGGCGAAGGAATGGAAGCCGTGATGGATACACCTGTGATCGGCCCTGCATTGCAAGGGATAGGTAAGGCTTTTGAATTTGGAAGCGAGAGGATTATTCAGCCTCCTGTATCGGGAGCATTGGAATATTTCCCTGTTGGGTGGGAGACTCCTGAATCCGCAGGTGACTTAAGCCCTTGGCAAAGTTTAAAGCAGGGTAAGCCTGTTTTGAACCTTGACCCGTTTACTAAATTCCAACGTGATCCGGTTACTGGCGAGCAGGAGAGAAAGTTTTCTCCTGGGGCTGCCGTAGAAGGAATGCTTTCTGCAACTCCTATAGGGTGGGCAAAGGAATGGGCAGAGGATTGGCTTGATAAGGGTTCTCCTTACTATCCTGGCACGGTAGCTGCTGCTAAAGTTGGAGAAGCTATTGGTGTAAAAGAACAGGAACTTGGAAGGGAAACAACCAGGCAGGAAAAAAGAGACATCGGCGAGGAGATTTACAAGGTGCCTCCATACATGAGAGGGACTTTAGAGGAACTGCCGTGGTTTATGATTCCTAGCGGAGGACAGGCATCTGCTGGTTTGAAAACTCTCCGAATGTCTGCGAGATTGGCTCCTAAGAATTTGCCAGGAACAATTCATGCAACAGGAGGATTGGGAAGGGCTGCCTCAACAACTGCTCGTGCAGGACTTCGTACGGGAGAACTAGCACTTCGGCCTTTGGAATATACCGAAAAGGCTTTTGCGTATCCCTTCACATTGGCGGGCAAGGGAATTTCAAGAGGGTTAATTCCTGTAAGGAGGAGATCGGCAGAGAGGATGCTCGACGAGATTTACCTCAAGACGGCGAATGACAATATTACAAATCGAACTATGACCTTGGAAGAGGGTGTTGATGCAATGAACAAGGTTGTTCGGATACATTTCACCGCTCCTGTGGATGATTATTTTGTTATAAGTGGTAATAAAGTAGTACGAAACGCTAAGGCAAAATTGCCGAACAAGGTGCTTTATAACAATAAAGGTATCTTCTATAAAGATAGGGATGAGCTTTTTGACAACCAGTTTCTCAAGCCTCGTGAGGTTCCTGAAAAGAAATATGCTCCTACCTATGTTAGAGGGGTGAATCCTGCTTATAGAAACATAGGGCTTAATACTCCAGTAGCGGCACGTGCGGATTCGATTTCTGCTGTGGACTTAAAGAATATAGCACGTAGAGATTTTATTAATGAAAGCCGCACCTCTCCTCTTGAAGAGGGTGTTATAGACAGGGTTGGAGTGGCGGAATCATTCCAGAACGAAAACTTTATGACGAAGTTTAAAACTCGTTGGGATGCACATAACCCTAACGATCCTGACCAAGCTACTTTGTGGTCTGAGCAGCAACTTGCAAGGCTTTCCGATGTAAGGCAAAAGTATGGCGCAGAAGCTGCGCAAGATTATGCGGAAGAAATAAATCGTCTTACGGTAAAGGCTATGGATTCTTTGAGGGACGGAGTGGACTATCCTGTTGGAGAACTGCGTAGGCCAATAAGGAATGACGGATATGTTAATGAGGCAAAGGCTACTGATCCGATAACTTTTAATGATAGAGACATAAGCGAACCCATAAGAGAAACTTCTGCTCCTAGGCAGTTTGTTGAAGACACTGAAGGAGCTGCTAACCGTGCAAGGTGGGGACGCCCAGATTCTTATGTTTGGGAAGAGGTTCCTGGGAGGTTTCGGAGAAGCATTCCTAATCCTAAGTTTAGGTGGAATTATGGGCTTGACGTTCCTGACTCAGCTAATCATGCGCTGATTAAAGAGATGCACCGTGACGGGTTGCTTGGGAAGGTAGCTAGGCGTGACCCAGATGAAATAGCTAAAGCAGGAAGAGAAAGTGTTTTTGGTCTTACGGCAGATGGTTACGTTAAGTTAATTTACTCTCTGCATGATTCCACTTACGCTTTACGGGTTTTGCAAGACAATTCGTTTAGGAGCAGAATGGGACTGTTCAGGCACGGAAGCAAGCAAGACTTAGTAGCTGCGGTGGTGTTAAGTCCAGGTGCGGCTATTCGTGCGGTCAATATGTATGAAAACCTTATGCGCACTCAGGTTGTTAAGCATATTGGAAGACGGGAGGCTCACGGACTTACTCAGGAAGATATAGATATGGTTTTGCAGGGGAAGCACTTGCGGGAACTGCATAAGCATATTGAGAGGCTGAAGCTAGAAAACCCTACAGAGGCAGCGAACATGCAACGTAATGTAGGGCAGATGTATATACTTCGTGACTTGCGTCCTGGGGAGAAGCAGTTTATTCCCCCTGGTAAGAAAGACATTGAAATTCCTAAAACTAAGACAGCCGTTAGAGCCGTAGATGAAGGGCTTATAACCGAGGACGGAGAGGAAATATGGGAGGGATATCTGCAAAAAAAGTGGCAGATTCCCAGAGAGCGTGGAGGCGAAGGACTTAATAAAGAGCAGGCAGCACAGCGGCTGAAATATGCAATTGGGTCGGAAGACTTGCCACGGGATGCCAATGGGATTATTTCGGTAAAGCCTTTGGATGGTGACGATTCTGTTACTGGAGCGGCGGCTGTTTTGGATCAGTACCAATATATGCGGTTTCAATTATTGGAGGAAGGATTTATTTCTAAAGCCCAGTTTGATGAGTGGACAAGGGACTTTCCGAATTATAATCCAATAGATTACATTGAGTTTGCTGATGTTCCTGGCAGTGCTGGTTCCTTAAATAGATTTAGAAATCCAATATCAGATGGAGTGTACAATCTTTCCCTTGCAAATGATGTTCCGTTGACTGCCGCTTCTCCAGTTGGAGACTTGTTACTTCGCAGGTTATTGCAACAACAGGTGCGTATTACTCGAAACAGGGCAAGCGAGGCGTTTGTGGATAATGCTATGCGAAGCCGTATTGGACTTAAGGACTGGACAGATTACTTTGATAAGCCAGGACGTTCTCCTTCGTATTCAGAGGCAAAAGGAACTGGGTATATAACGTTTTTTAAAGACGGGAAGAAAAGGGTTTATGGACAAGGAACCGATACTCCTGAAGAGGTAGATAAAGTCTGGTGGGATGCGTTGTATGGACGTGCAGGGCTTAGTGTGATGGGAGATCGGGAAATAGAGAATGTATTCTCACTTGCCAATTCTTATTTTAAATCTACTTATACTACTTTTGATCCATTGTTTATGATTGGGAATGGTTTTATAGATCAATTCACAGTCGCATTACGGTATAGGATTATGCCTACTACTGTTTGGTGGAGACTAGCAAGAAGCATAGATAGAGCTATTCGTGGAGGTGAAGACAGGTTTAAAGAAATGATGGAGGTAGCTGGAGGTTACCAGTCAAGAGTTTATGATGTTACTTCGGTTGCTCGTGAAATGCAGAGAGAATTAAAGCAGGCGGGTCAGCTAAACGCTCAGATTATTCTCCCTAACCAAACCAGGAAATTGAGGGATGTTCTTTCTGATGGTGCTAGAAAATACTTGAAAATACCTGTGATTGGTGAGTATGTAGAGCAGGCTCCCAGGTTATTAGTTGCGGAGAAGACTTTTAAGCGATTGATTACGGAAGCGTACGGCAAGGGAGAGTGGAAGAGGTTGATGGGCAAGGACATGACAAGGGAGAAGTGGCTGGATGAATTATACAGGGACTGGAAGCCTGGTGGAGGCAAGGGCTTAGGGTATGGCATAATGGACAGCCCTGAAGCCAGACATGCCGCAATGAATGCTCTGGAATCAACAATTAACTTCAATCGAGGAGGAGATGTAATACGGCGATGGAATAATTACTTCATGTTCCTTAACGCATCTTTTGAAGGGACAAAGATGCCTTTCAGGATGATGGGAGCGAAATTGCATCCGGAGGTTAGACCAGCACAACAGGCTACTGCGGGTAGGGCTTTTGAATTTGGTGGATGGGAAGCTGGGTTAGGTAAACGTGCGGGTGTTACGGACAGATACGATGACATTCTAGGGCCGCGATTGCTAGGGCGTGATGTCCCATGGCTTAATACCCGTGGTGCTGCCGCTATCACAATGGCATCAGCCATGTCTGCTTATTCTGGATTACACATAATGCACAATTTCCAGCACGAAGAGTATTGGGATATTCCTAGCTATATTAGGTATAACGGATTAGTTATTATGCAACCTGCCAAGACAGACGAAAATGGAGATGTGATAGTTAATCCTGTGACGGGCAGACCTGACCCGAATTATGTTGTGATCCCTCATAGGTTACGTGAGCTTGCTTTGTTCTTTGGAAGTATTACTCACGTAATGGAGAGAGGTTTCTCAGATGACCCTGTTAGCTGGAAACTTTGGGCAAAGAGTACGTGGAAGGCTTCTTCTCCAATAAATGATATGCCTTTACCAGAGCTTGTTAGTGCTGCTTATGAAGAGGCTTCGGGTATTGACTTGTATAGAGATGAGCCAATTGTGAATCCTGATTATGCTGATCTCCCTGTAGAGGAACAGTATACGCAATACACTTCCGATGCAGCACGTATTATTGCAGATAGACTAGGTGATTCTGGATGGATGCCAGAAACTTATAAGAATCCTCAAAGGTTAGATCATCTTTATGACAGTGCGTTTGGAGGAATTGGAAGACGAATCCGAGACATGACGGATTACACAATCAATACCCTTGATGCGTTACGAAAGAATGAAGCACGGTCTATGGAGTCTAAGGTTGCTGATTACAGAAAGATGGATAGAACTAGCCGAAGAGAGATGCTGGCATCTTTTACTCGTGAAGAGTACGAAAAGTTTCAGAAGTTAATTCGTCAATCTCCTCCTCCCGAAGGGAATGTTGTGGAGCAATTGTTAGAGGCTTCTGGGATACAAGCAAGGTTTGCTCCTGACCGTGGTGGTGGCTTGCGAGAGATGCGACGGTTTATGGTTTCGGAGGAGTTCCCTGAAATAGATTATGAAGAGCAAAGGAGCCAGGCTCGGTTGCTTGGCAAAATGCGCACTGAGCTTAGGTTTAGGCAACAAGACGATGACTCTTCTTTAGATTCATGGATGAATACTGGAGGAGGTATAGATTCTAAAGAATGGAAAGAGCGACGTAGCGAGAAGTATAGCAGGATAGAGGGAGCAGAGCTTCTAACTACATGGATATTCCCAGCAGGGTTTGACCCTGAGAATCAGGAGCAGAAGAGTGCTTGGTATGAAGCCTTTTATACTGCTGCGGGAAGGATGCAAGACGAAAGGTCTGCTGCTGATTTGCTTATAGCAGCTTATTATAATATTCCAACTCCTGAAGAAGTCCCTGGACGTACGTGGTCAGAATACTTTGAAGACAGGAACGGATTCTTTGAGCATGTTAGAGACAGGGCAACTAATGAAGGGAACCTTAACTTGTATGATGAGTTTATGAGAACTCTTAACGCAAGCCTTACTGAGACAGAAAAGGATTATAATGCTCATATGAAGTATTTGTCTTCTTACTGGGACGTAGGAGATACATTAGATAGTTTGTTAGGCGAAGGGGCTGATATTAGCTACCCTCAGCTTTCAGGAAGATGGCAGGAATACTTACATTCAGGCTCCGCTAGAAAGAACGAGATATATCAAGAGGATGCTCAAATTAGATCAGTTGTTCAATACCGAAAACAAATGCGTAAGAACCTTGTTGGGCGTGATGCGTTAGAGAATGGCTATCCCAGAATGGATTACCTCTTAACCTTCTGGTATGACTGGTATGACCCAGTAACTATTGACGCAAAACAGATGAAACGTAAGCTGTGGAGAGGCGAAGGTTCGGGAGGGATAGATATACTGCAATAGATAACTCGTTGACGAACAGGCTATATTAATAGTATTTTAAAGGTCGAAAGGAAAAGATATGGTAAATCAGACAGAACAACCTATAGAAAGCACAGAAGCTCCTGCGGAGTCAGGTAATACTACTACAGATATTACAGAGGATTTTGCTGGTGTAAATACGTTTGAAGATGTAGCTACTCCAGATACAGAGGAGCCTAGTGCTGAAGCACCTGCTACAGGAACAGAAGAAGCTACTCCTGCTCCTTCTGGTAATGTTGCGGAGGCTTCTCCTGTAGAGCCTGCATTAGAGTCGGAGGATACTCCTCCTGTTTCTTCTGCTCCTACACCTGATGTAGACAATTTGAATCAGAGACTTCAGGAGGTAGAGCAGCAGAATGCTCAGTATGCACAGGCGCAGTATCAGGCCCAGGTGCAGCAGTATGAACGGAATCTTCAGCAGCAACTGGAACAGCAAGGCTATTTGCCTGAGCAAGCAGCGCAATATGCACGGCAGCAGGTTGAGGGGCAAGTGCAATTACGTGCGACCCAGCAACAACAACAAGAGAAACTACGTCACGAAGAAGGAAAGCGAAATGCTGCGATACATTTTTACAAGCAGTATAAGTTAGACAATATTGATGACTTGCAAACTTTAGAAAAATACAACGACCCTCAAAGCATGGAAGATGCTGCGAAACGCATCCAGTCCGACAAGGCAAAGGATGCGGAAATAGCCAAGCTAAGGGCGCAGCTAGTTCCCTCGCAAACATTTGACGATAGTCAAAGTACTCCCGCAGCTTCCACCGATGAGGACAGATGGCTTGAGCGATACAACCAGGGAGACAGATCGTCTCAGGCAGCAGCGGCAGCACGAAGGGCTGCTGGACTAGGTTAAATTTATATTATAAGGAGAATTTAAATTGGCACAGACAGCTACAACTGGTAATCTGGAAAATGCTCAACGCATTATAATTTCAGCAGCCAGATATACAGAGGAGCATAATGCTCCAGCACTCGCTCTTACAGAGCAGTTCAAGCTCCCTAAAGGGGCTAAACAAATGACCGTCCCAAAAGTTAACCAGATGACTATGAGCGATCTCCAGGATGGAATCGACATTGTTGACGAAGAAGAGATTGGTATGACTACCGTTGACCTTACCGCATCCGAGGTAGGAGCAAAGGTAATTCTTACTGATAAACTTGTTCGTCAGTCTGCACCTAATGTCTTCTCTATCATCGGGCGACAGCTTGGTGATGGTATGGCACGAAAGAAAGACACTGATGTTCTTGGCCTTTATACTAACTTGAATGGTGGAACCAAATTAGGTGCTGCTACCAAGTTTATGAAAGCATCTAACGTGCAAGGTGTTATCGCTTATGCAAAAGCTAACAAGTTTGGTTCGCAGTTATATATACTGCACCACCCTAACGCTGTAGCTTACTTATCCAAAGAGTCGGCTGTAGTAGCCTCTTCTGGGTCAGCATCTATACCTGAAGGCTGGTCACAGGACTTGCTTGCTAACTTCTGGAGTGGTTTACGCCCAATGAATAATGTTCCCATATTTGAAGACGGGAATATTACGGAAGATTCTGACGGTGATGGTATTGGTGTTATTGCTGACAAAGGGGCAATGGCAACTCTTACTAGCGTTGATACTAGAACTGAGCGACAACGAGATGCTTCACTCAGGGCTACTGAAGTTGTAATGACTGCTGACTATGGTGTCTTTGAATTAGATGACACCAGAGGAGCAGGAATCACATTTGACGTAACTTCACTAGCAACTAATAACTAGAGGTGACTCATGGTAACGGGTATAACAGAACGAAATAAGCTGAAGCAGGAACTATCTGGATTAGGCTACTCAATGTCTTATATAGACGATTGGCAACCTAAGACAACTTTATATCGGCATAAGGCTTCTTATAATACAGACGGAAGTTTGTGTGATGAAGTCGGGACTGCCGTCCGTAATGTTCCTGGCAATCCAGACTATGTAAGAAGGAAAGCAAAGATCGGATTGTTTACTTGGAAACCAGGAGAAAACTGTGAGTGTTCTTGGTGTTCTGCAACATCGGACAAAAAATAAATAGTGGGTAATGGGAGGTGTAACGATTGACCGTGCCTCCCGCTATCCTAATCTTAACGGTTGGTCGCAGGGCGTATGAACCTGTTATAAATAACCTTTAAAGGAGGTTTGAAATGTCGTTTCCGTCAATTCAAGGTGGGAAATATGGGTTTGAAAAGCAGACCCATGACAAGAAAAGAGCTACATATGGAACAACAATGGCTTTGCCAGATGGAAGAGTATTCCGTTATGTTGAGAATGGTGGCTCCGCAATAGGTGAAGGACTGGTGGTAGCTGCTGAAGCTCCAGCAGGAAATCACGATGAAGACTTGGTAGTAGCAACTACTGGTGCTGCTGGTGGAACAACCATTGGCGTTACCCTTGGAGGCACTGCCGCTGCTAAAGACTTGTATGCAGAAGGATACTTGTTCTCTAACTTAGCGGGTACAACTCCTCACGAGATGTATAAGATTAAGTCTCATCCAGCTATTGCAAGTAGTGGCACTGGAACAATTACTATAGATGAGTCCGATGGATTCCAAACTGCTATTACAGCAGGTACAGACACCGTTGGTCTTATTAAGAGTCCTTACAAGGACATCGTAGTTGCTCCTGCAGCCGTTGCAGGACGATTCGTAGGAGTAACCTGCGCTGATCTTGAAGCTGACTATTATGGTTGGGTTCAGGTAGCAGGACTAGCTTCTGTTAAGATAGATGGTACCCCAGCAGTTGGTACCTTAGTAGGCGCAAGTT